TTATTTCCTCAACATCGATGCGGCTACGACCCATCAGATCACCACAGCTCCGACGATGAAGCAGGCTGACGAAGTCATGTCTCCTGTACGGACTTCCATCATCCGAAGTCGTGGCCCTCTCTTCTCATTTCTTACTGAGGGTTCTCTTCAGAACACAACTGGTTCCAGGGCCAACCGAGTGAAGTTGGCAGCCACTAAGAAGGGCGTCGAAAACTTCCTCACTGGTTCGATGCTCGAAGTCCGCCCCATGACGATCAACAAACTCCAGGGTCTCAGGACGAAGGTTGCCACTGTAGATGAGTGGCTTTCCGGAGATCTTCGAGAAGACGTCATTGGCGCGATCGAGCAGGGTGCTTCGAAGCTTGACGACTACCTCATCGTGGCTGTCAGTTCCGAGGGGACCGTTCGTAACGGTAGCGGTGACACGATCAAGCTGGAACTTCAGGACATTCTCAAGGGCGAGTACAACGCTCCCCATGTCTCGATATTTCACTACAAGCTTGACGAGCTGGAAGAGGTAGCCGACCCATCCATGTGGGTCAAGGCAAATCCCAACCTCGGAAAGACGGTGACGTATGACGTCTACCAACTCGATGTTGAACGAGCCGAGAAAGCCCCAGCTGCCAGGAATGACATCTTGGCTAAGCGCTTCGGGATCCCGATGGAGGGTTATACCTACTTCTTCACTTACGAAGAAACGCTACCTCATCCATATCGGGAATTCTGGGAGATGCCTTGTGCTCTGGGTGCAGACCTCTCCCAAGGCGACGACTTCTGTGCATTCACTTTCCTCTTCCCCCTTCGGGATGGAAAGTTCGGAGTAAAGACCCGGAGCTACATCACTGAGTTGACTTTGATGAAGCTCCCGGGGGCTATGCGCCAGAAGTACGAAGAGTTCATCGGTGAAGAAAGTCTCCATGTCATGCCGGGAACGATTCTCGACATGATAGAAGTCTTTGATGATCTGGATGCTTTCATCCAGGAATCTGCCTATGACGTGCGCGCATTTGGCTTTGACCCGTACAACGCTAAGGAGTTCGTAGCCCGCTGGGAAGCGGAAAACGGCCCACACGCAATCGAGAAAGTGATTCAGGGGGCGAGGACTGAGTCTGTCCCGCTTGGGGAACTCAAGGCTCTTAGTGGTCAACGGCTTCTCATTTTTGATCAAGCGCTCATGACATTTGCCATGGGCAACGCGATCACCATGGAAGACACCAACGGCAACCGGAAGCTTCTTAAGAAGCGGCAGGAAGCGAAGATCGACAACGTCGCCGCCCTGATGGACGCTTTCATAGCGTACAAGCTCCACAAGGAAGAGTTCGAATGACACAGCAGACAACTCCGCCGGGTGAGCTTGTTCACTACGGCGTGAAGGGAATGAAGTGGGGTGTCCGGAAGGCTCGAACCGGGGACCTCAACATGCGGGCATCGCGTCTTGAGCGGGTTGCCAGCGGTAAGGGTTCGCTCGCCGACAAGGTCGTTTCCCTCGGCGGGTCGAGTCTTCACAATCTGGCCGTGCAGAGGGGCTTGAAGAACGAATCCGCTCGTCGCGCCGCCAACTACCGAGGACAGATCGAACGTCTCTCCACCGGCAAGGCCAAGGTCAGTGACATTCTCAAGGCCTACGGAACGGTGAACCTTCAGAGTCTGATCGCTGCCGCCAACAAGAAGACCGACTATGCCCCCTAACCTCGTCCACTACGGTGTGAAGGGGATGCACTGGGGTGTCCGAAAGAACACTCCGACCCATTCCAGTTACACCAGCGGTCAGCAGGCCACGGACCGACAGAAGCACGGTCAGGCTGGAGTCAAGCGGATCAATCGCCGCTTGAACAAGGGCATGACTCTGGAGAAGGCACGCAAGAGGGAGCGGTCGTACAAGACCAAGATCCGTCTCGCTCTAATCGGTGCAGGTGTGGCTCATGACATGGTGAAGGTCTACGGCCCGGTCCTCATACAGACCATTGCTGTGCGAGCCGAAACCAACCGAGGTCGTGCTTCAGCGGCTGAAACTCTGGGGCTCCCTCGAACGGCAACGTCCGGCCCCACCTACTCCAAGGCAAACCGTAAGGGCGCCTTCAAGATCACCAACCTCTAAGGGAGGTCTCTTTCATGTCAAAATGGGAGCAAACCTCCCCGGGTGAACTAGCCCACTACGGAATCAAGGGTATGAAGTGGGGAGTCCGCCACGATGGGCCTCCTGGTGTTTCTCGTAGCACCAACAACACAGCCAAGAGGGATGCCAAGGAATTCGCCCGAGCCAAGCAATTCTTCGGTCAAGGTGCTGGTACCCGGCGCAAGCTGATCAAGGCCACTGTTGAGGGTCGGAGCAAGAAAGACCCCGCGTACAAGCAGGCTTTCGATCATCACCTAGGCCAGCAGGACATGTCTGTCCACGCGGCCAAGGCTCGAAGCGAGCGCAAGCGCAAGGATGTCAAGAACAGTGCTGGTCGAGGCATCCGGGGGACTCGCCACATCCTCAATGGAAACTCGCAGTACGCATCCGCAGCCACCGCAATCGTGGTCGGTGGTGCTCTGTACGCGCACAAGACCGGAATCGACAAGACGATCTTCAACGCGGGCAAGAAGGCCTACGCCAAGATCTCCGACCCAAACGGCCATCAAGCTGCCAAGAAGTTTCTCCGTGACATGGGGATCGGCTAGCTCCGAGCCATATTTCCAGAAAGGAGGTGACTAATGGCAAACTTGCTTTCTCGTGTGTCTAAGAGTTTGAAGCACAGTTGGAACGTCTTCACAGATCCGAACTACTTCGACAGTCTGCATAAGACCGGCGGCAGCAGTCTCGGATATTACAGTTCTCCTTCTCGCGGCAGGTCTTCGTATTCGAACGAACGCTCCATCATCTCGTCGATCTATGTTCGGCTCGGTATAGACGTTTCTGGAGTTGACATCCGGCATGTCCGAACAGATGACGACGGTCGGTACTTGAACGATATCTCAAGCGGTCTTCAGGACTGTTTGACTGTCGATCCGAACCTAGACCAAGGACCGCGACAATTCCGCCAGGATATGGCTATGACGCTGTTCGAGAAAGGTCTAGCTGCTGTCGTTCCGGTTGAAACAGATCTCGACCCTAACGACACTGCGGGTATCTCTATCCTGCAACTTCGCGTCGGAGAAATTGTCGGATGGCAACCTGAGCATGTCCGAGTCAGTCTCTACGATCAGCGCAACGGTGAACGCAAGATAGTAACCGTTCCGAAGAGTCTGACTGCCATCATTGAGAATCCTTTCTACTCAGTGATGAACGAGCCGAGTTCTACGCTTCAGCGTCTTATGCGGAAGCTCAGTATGCTCGACTCAGTGGACGAGGCTTCCAGCTCCGGTAAGCTGAACATGATCATCCAGCTTCCGTATGTGGTCAAGAGCGATCTTCGGCGTCAGCAGGCAGAACAGCGCCGCAAGGACATCGAGTTCCAGCTGACGGGCAGTAAGTACGGCATCGCCTACACTGACGGTACTGAGAAGATCACTCAGCTGAATCGTCCGGTCGACAACAACCTTCTTGAACAGATCAAGTACCTGACAGACAAGCTCTACACAGAACTTGGTCTGACGCCGGAGGTTATGAACGGCACGGCCGACGAGAAGGTCATGCTGAACTACTTCGTCCGGACTATCGAGCCAGTGATCCAGGCGATCGCAGAGTCCATGAAGCGCACCTTCCTGACCAAGACGGCTCGGACTCAGAACCAGTCGATCATGTACTTCCGCGACCCGTTCAAGCTCGTCCCGATGGAAGTCATCGCTGAGATCGCGGACAAGTTCACACGGAATGAGATCTTGTCGGCGAACGAGATCCGTCAGGGGATCGGTTTCAAGCCTTCCAAGGACCCGAAGGCTGATCAACTGGTCAACAGCAACATGCCGCAGCCAGGGACCAACATGGGTCTTGGGGCAGCACTACCAACCACGCCGGAAACGGTTTCCGTCGGAGCTCAGAGCAAAACACTGAAGTAGGGAAAGGAGACAGTCAAAATGGGAGCAATCGAAGCTGACTTCGGCGGCTGGGCCACAAAGGCTGGCCTCAAGTGCACCGACGGCCGAACCATCATGCCCGGCGCCTTCAAGCACATGCACCAGCAGCAGGTCCCGCTGGTGTTCCAGCACAGCCACCACGCCATCGAGAACGTTCTCGGTCACGCGATCCTCGAGCACCGTGAAGAGGGCATCTACGCCTACGCGTTCTTCAACGACACGCCCAAGGGCCAGCTCGCCAAGACCCAGGTCAAGCACCGAGACCTCAAGCACCTGTCGATCTACGCCAACAACCTGGTGGAGACGGCCAAGAAGGTGACCCACGGAAACATCCGTGAGGTGAGTCTGGTTCTCGCCGGCGCCAATCCTGGTGCAGTCATCGACTTCGTCAACCTCAAGCACAGCGACGGTTCGATCTCCGAACTGGACGACGAGGCGATCCTCTACACCGAGGAAGAGCTCGAGCACGCCCTCGACGAGATCGAAGAGGACGACACCGACGAGGAAGACGACCTCGAGCACGCCGCTGGTGCGGACGCCACGGTCCAGGACATCTACGACGGTATGTCCGAGGAAGAGCAGAACGTCGTGCACTACCTGATCGGTGCCGCTCTGGACTCGGTCACCCCCGCCGCCAAGCACTCCGACGACAACACCGACGAGGGCGTCCTCGCCCACAAGGAAGGAGCCGACACCATGTCGCGCAACGTGTTCGACCAGAACGACGCCAACGAAGGCGAGCAGAAGAACGTGCTCAGCCACTCCGACATCAAGGGCATCTTCGCCGATGCCGTCAAGTGCGGCTCCCTGAGGGAGGCGGCGAACAACTACATCAACTCCCTCGAGCACGGCATCGAGAGCATCGATGTCCTGTTCCCGGACGCCAAGATGGCAACCGGCACCATCGACCTCGACAAGCGCCGGACCGAGTGGGTCTCGACCGTCCTCAACGGCACCCGCCACACCCCGTTCTCCCGGATCAAGACCTTCACGGCTGACCTGACCCAGGACGCGGCCCGTGCCAAGGGCTACATCAAGGGGAACTACAAGCTGGAAGAGTGGTTCGGCGTCAGCAAGCGGACCACCAGCCCCACCACGGTCTACAAGAAGCAGAAGCTCGACCGTGACGACATGCTCGACATCACGGACTTCGACATCGTCGCCTTCCTCAAGGCCGAGATGCGACTGATGACCGAGGAGGAGATAGCCCGTGCGATCCTCATCGGCGACGGCCGTGCGGCGGACGACATCGACAAGGTCAAGGACCCGCTGGGTACCTCCGACGGCATCGGCATCCGCTCGATCGTGAACGACCACGAGCTCTTCGTCACCACGCTGCTGGTGAACGTCGACGACGCGAACTCGAGCTACGAGGAGGTCGTGGACGCCGTCATGGACGGCATGGAGTTCTACAAGGGCACCGGCACTCCGGTCTTCTACACCACCATCCCTCAGCTCAACAAGTTCCTGAAGGCCAAGGACGACATGGGCCGGCGGTACTACGCCAACAAGGGCGAGGTCGCTCAGGTCCTCGGCGTCAGCGACATCATCACCGTCGAGCCGATGAAGGAGGTAGCCAACCTGATCGGCATCATCGTCAACTTGGACGACTACAACGTCGGCACCGACAACGGTGGCGAGCTGACCATGTTCGACAACTTCGACATCGACTACAACCAGCAGCGCTACCTGCTGGAGACCCGCATGTCGGGTGCTCTGGTCCGGCCGAAGTCCGCCCTCGTCATCAAGAAGACCGCTTCCGCCAACGTCCTGGTGACCCCGACCAAGCCGGCCTTCGTCGCGAGCACGGGCGTCGTCACGATCCCGACCGTCACCGGCGTGGTCTACAAGGGCAACGACGGCACCACCACCCTCACCGCGGGTGCTCAGACCGCCCTCTCGGCCGGCGCATCGACGACCGTCTACGCGGTCCCGGCGTCCGGGTACTACTTCGCCAACAACCAGGAAGACTCCTGGATGTTCAAGCGCAACCCCGCCTGATCTAGGCAACCTCAGACATGACTCGATTTTCAGGAAAGGTGGGATACGGCGCAACTGTAGAAACCGCCCCTGGCGTGCACGAGGACGTCATCACGGAACTCCCATATTTTGGGGATGTGGTGAGGAACTCGCTGAAGTTCAGGGAAGGTGAGAGCGTCAACAATGACCTCTCGGTGAGTAATTCAATCAGTATCGTTGCTGATGAATATGCCAACGGGCATTTCTTCAACATTCGTTATGTCATTTGGGCGGGGGCTTACTGGGTTGTCTCGAACATTGAGCCCCGGTACCCCCGCCTGATATTGGAGTTGGGGGGTGTCTACAATGGCCCCAAGGCTTGAACTTCAGACACTCCTTGAGGGGGTGCTGGAAAGCGAGAATGTGTATTTCCAGCCCCCCGCCAATGTCTCGATGGCGTACCCATGTATAGTCTATGCGTTGGACAACGCAAAGACTGAGTTCGCTGACAATCACCCCTACAGTCGCTACAAGCGATATCAGTTGACGGTGATCGACCGAAATCCGGATACGCTGATTCCCGACGATGTCGCTCAGCTGCCGTTGTCCGTCCTGAACCGGGTATTCACGGCGGATAATCTCCACCACTACGTCTTCAATCTGTACTTCTGAAAGGAAGTCAATCATGGCCAAGCTTGCTTGGGACCAGACGGGCGCTCGGCTCTATGAGACCGGTGTCGACCGAGGCGTCCTGTACATACCGAACACGTCCGGCGTCTACGACAGCGGATTCGCCTGGAACGGTCTGACGACCCTCACCGAGTCGCCTTCCGGCGCCGAGTCCAACCCGCAGTACGCGGACAACATCAAGTACCTCAACCTCCTGTCGATCGAGCAGTTCGGCGGCACCATCGAGGCCTACACCTACCCGGACGAGTTCGCCCAGTGCGATGGCACGGCAACTCTCCAGGCCGGCGTCACCATGGGTCAGCAGTCGCGCAAGACCTTCGGTCTGTGCTACCGGTCCAAGCTGGGCAACGACACCGAGCTCAACGACTTCGGCTACAAGCTGCACCTCGTCTACAACGCTCTCGCGGCTCCGTCCGAGAAGGCCTTCGCGACGGTCAACGACTCCCCCGAGGCGATCGGCTTCAGCTGGGAGTTCAGCACCACCCCGATCGACGTCGGCACGATCGGCGGCACGGCCTACAAGCCGACGGCCACCATGATCATCGACTCCACCAAGGTGGACGCCGGTGCTCTGGCCGACCTCGAGGACGCGCTCTACGGGACCTCTGGTACGGACCCCCGTCTGCCCACTCCGGCAGAGGTCTACGCCTTCTTCTCCGGCACCGTCACCGTCGCCACCCCGACCGCTCCGTCCTACAACGCGTCGACCGACATCATCACCATCCCGACCGTCACCGGCGTCGTCTACTACATCGACGGCGAGGTCGTCACCGGCACCTTCGGTCCGATCACCGCGAACAAGCTCGTCACCGCTCTGCCGGCCGCGGGCTACAAGTTCCCGACGCCCACTCAGGACGAGTGGCTCATCACCTTCGCGTAGCCAACCCTCGCGGCAGAAGGGAGGCCAGAGAGTGCTCACAATCACAGTCCCGATGACTGAAGCATACAACGAGGAGACTCGAGAGTTCGTAATTGCTGATGGTTTTAAGCTTGAATTGGAGCACTCTCTGGTCTCCCTGTCAAAATGGGAGTCAAAGTTCGAGAAGCCCTTCCTGAGTACAGAGAACAAAACTCCGGAAGAGATTCTCTGGTACATGAAAGCGATGGCTCTCACCCAAGATGTTCCAGAGGAAGTTTATCAGAGACTTTCCGAGGACAACATCGAAGAGATCGATTCATACATCGGTGCGAAGATGACCGCTACCTGGTTCAGGGAAGATGCGAACCAGAGGCGAAGCCGGGAAATCATCACCGCGGAGCTCGTCTACTACTGGTTGTTCTCTTACGGGATACCGAAGGAATGTGAAGACTGGCATTTGAACCGCCTATTCACGCTCATCAAGGTATTCAGTGAGAAGAACAAGCCGCCTAAGAAGATGAGCAAGGCTGAGGCTGCCCAGCAAAACCGATCGCTGAATGCACAACGACGAGCCCAAATGGGCAGTTCCGGATGAGAGGGGGTAATTCGGCATGACAAGACTCGACTGGAATACTGTCGGCTCGCGCTTCTATGAAGCAGGCGTTGACCGAGGTGTTCTGTACGTCGACGGTTACCCCGGTGTCCCATGGAACGGTTTGACATCCATCGAAGAAAGCCCTTCCGGCGGAGACCCGAAGTCGTTCTATATCGATGGGGTCAAGTACCTGGCGATCCCCTCAGCTGAGGAGTACGAGGGAACCATAACCGCCTTCACTTATCCGGACGAATTTGTCCAGTGTGACGGAGGTGTGGAACCTCGGTCTGGTTTGTTCCTGACCCATCAGAGACGGAAGCCGTTCGGTCTTTCCTACCGCACCATGGTAGGTAATGACAACACGGAAGCCTTCGGATACAAGCTTCACATCATCTACAATGCGCTGACTTCTCCATCGGACAGATCTAATGGAACCCTGAAGGATTCGACAGATCCTACCGATTTCAGCTGGAAGATCACGTGTAAGCCCCCCGCCATGCCAGGCTACCGGCCCACTTCTCATATCGTGATGGATTCTCGGACGACTGATCCGTCGGTTCTTTCGACCGTTGAGGATATTCTCTACGGGACAGACGAGGACCAGTCGAGAATCCCAACCCTCGAAGAACTGATCGCCGCCTACGACGTCATATCCACTCTCACGGTTATTGACAATGGCGACGGAACGTGGACTGCTACGGCGCCGTTCGATGTTATCCGGATGCTGGATGATGACACGTTCTCGATCACCGCTTCCACCGCGGTATTCATCGATGAAAGCACCTACACCCTGAGCTCAGAGTAGAAAGGTGGTCGTATGGCTACTATCACAGGCATGACCGCCGCTGCCATGGAGGCTATCCGGGCTGGCGCGATCATCGATGCCGACTTCGACACCGCTGGTCATCTCATCCTCATCAAGTACGACGAAACGCAGATCGATGCGGGTGTTGTGCCTTCGGCGACAACTGTGCTTTCGGGCGCCGTCGAACTCGCCACCTCAGCGGAAACTGCTACCGGAACCGATGCAGTTCGATCAGTAACGCCCGCGGGGCTTTCGTCTGTTCGTGTCCTCACCTCCAACAGCCTCGCGGAAACAGCTCTGCCGAGTACGTACCCAACTGGTACCTCGGTGATGGTCCTCACCACTGGATCCGCCTGGACACCGA